TGAATTGACCGAACATGAAGAATTAACATTGCAAAATGAAGTCAGCCGATTGGTTAAGTCTCTAACAGAGACCGAAGTAAAAACTAGTCAGACTAGTATTCTTAAGGAAGAAGTAGCACGTCCCAACATTCAGGACATTCTGAAAGAGAAAGCCCGTGATGCGGCTGGGGAAATGGAAGGAATGATTGACGATTTTGTAACTACTGGTAAAGCATCAGACAAGACAGTTGACATTGTAGCAAAATATAACGTCATGCCACAACATATCCATATCATTGTTGATATCTGGAAACGCAAGCAAGAAGAATTTCAACAATTGTCAGATGGTGACGAGTCTCTGAAAGAGGGATATGCGTTCCTAGGTAAGATTCAGATTCGTAACATTTTGAAATTCATCGATGGTGTATTGGGTGATCTGAACAGTTACATTAGTATTAAGAAAGCAAGCAAGGCTCCACGTAAGCGAAAAGCAGTACCTGTTGAGAAAATTGTTGCTAAATTGAAATACTTGAAGTTGTTCAAGGATGTTGCTAGCAAACTTGATTTAATAAGTGTGCATCCTACAAAACTGCATGGAGCAAGCGAATGTTATCTATTTGATACCGCAAAGCGTAAGTTGATTTATCTATGTGCGGATGACTATAGTAAAACATTTACTGTTAAAGGTACAACTATTCTTGGGTTTGACACCGGCAAGAGCCAAAGTAAGACCTTGCGTAAACCAGGCGAACAAATTCCCGCGCTTGTGAAACTAGGTAAGCCTGCAGGCAGAAAATTCTTTGAAGATATCAAAGCAGTCGGTACTACTCCAAACGGCCGAACAAATGAGAATATGATTATCCTTAAAGCCTGGTGAGGTTTTTTGGTTTAACAGACCATCCTTTAACTGTTTTTAACTTCCCAGAGGTGACACGACCAATGTCTCCTACTGGGATTTTATATTTTTTACTGAACTCGTTCCTAGAGCATATTTCATATGAACCATTTTTGTGCGTAAAAAAATAAACAGTGTGGTCATAATTTGCGTTATTCTTTCCAGTACGTTGTTGTCTGTTAATCTCATTCTGTGCTGAAGTCCTTTTCTTACCCCTGTTTGCATTAGCATTATTAATTTTGTGTTGTTCCGTTCTAACTATTCCGGTCATTGACAACTTCAATTTTTCTTTAGTTTTCTCTGAAGTTATGTAATTCTTTCTATTAGAAGGTTTGCCCTTCAATTTAGCAGACCTTTTTTGTTTTGATTCCTCTGTTTGTATTATACCTGAATTACCCTCGCCACCGTCCGTGCGATTTAGTAATACACCAGCCCCTAAATCTTTGCGCCCGTACCAACGAATCATTCTTCTTTCAATGGCAAAAGACCCAAGCTCAGTTAAGCGATGCTCGCATATAATTATTTTTGAAGGATCATTGGGAACAGAAATGCCTTTGTGTTTTTTCCATGCTCTATTTCCAGAACCTTTACCAATGTAATATACCGTGCCATCTTCTCGCAAGTATGCGTATACATAGAATCCCTCAGGGGAATTTTGTCTTGAATAAATACTCATGCTGATTGCTCCTTCAAAGCGTTAGAGTAGTTGGGAATACCACTTCCGCGAACTACACTTATATTTAGTCCGTTTCTGTTGTTTTCCTGCATAGTTTAATATATAATTCACTATAGGAGAATATAATGAGCAATATTGACTTAAACAAATACAAAGATTTTGTAGAGGCTGTGACTAGCCAAGCTAGTAACGACTTGACTACATTCATGGATACAGTAGACCGACTAGATGCTAATTATGAGTTGAACACTGATACCGGACAAATGGAACAGGGACCGGATGTAAATATCCCGTTACTTATCACTGCATGTTTTGGCTTAGCGGCTGAAGGTGGCGAATTTATTGAAGTGCCCAAAAAGATTATTTTTCAAGGAAAAGCATTATCACATGATAATGTATTTCATATGAAACGTGAACTGGGTGATGTAATGTGGTACTGGATTAATGCGTGTCGTGCATTGAATCTAGACCCCAATGAAGTAATTGCCGAGAATGTACGCAAGTTAGAATCACGCTATCCCGGTGGAAAGTTTGACGTATTTAACAGCGAGAATCGCAAAGACGGCGACTTGTAATACTTGGACTAACGTGTTACCTGATAAATAGTATTATTAGGTAACACTTATGTCAACATATCCAACTGCCAGTCCACTTTCTACCCCTGCAGGTCTAACACTAGATCAGTTGAAAGACGGGTTATTTCAAAATCTTAGATATCGTCTTGGTGACGGGATGATTGATATTGAATTGGATCCTCAACATTACGAGGCAGCATATAACTATGCTATCAAGGTCTATCGTCAACGGGCACAAGCTGCTACGGAAGAATCTTATATTCTAATGACTATTGAAAAGAATGTAGATACTTACACTTTACCTGCTGAATTTATCAACGTAAGAAGTATTTTTCGTAGAACAGTTGGTTTAGAAACTGGCCCCGGTTCTAGTTCATTTGATCCGTTCTCTAGTGCAATTCTAAACACCTATTTGCTTAACTATAATTATGCAGGTGGTATGGCAACATACGATTTCTATGCAGGCTATGTTGAATTAGCCGCACGTATGTTTGGTGGCTATGTAACTTATACATTCAACCCAGTGTCTAAAATATTGCGTATTGTTCGTGACCCTAAAGGTTCTGGTGAGAAAGTATTGATATGGGCTGATGTACAAAAGACAGAAGAAATATTACTACAGGATCCTGGCGCTGGTGTTTGGATTGGTGACTTTATACTAGCCAATCTTAAACTTATAATTGGTGAGGCACGTGAGAAATTTGGAACCATTGCAGGTCCCGGTGGTGGCACGACATTGAACGGTACTGCTATGAAAGCAGAAGGTAAGGCTGCAATGGAATTGCTCATTGAAGAATTGAAGAAATATGTTGACTATTCGCAACCATTAACATGGATACAAGGATAACCTAAATGCTTTATATTGTCATGCGCTTGTAATATAATAAGTACTTATAGGAGCATTTCACATATGATTATCGGCATCACTGGTTTAATTGGTTCAGGCAAAGACACTATTGCCGATTATTTAACAACTTACCAGGGATTCAAACGAGTTAGTTTTGCTGCTAGTCTTAAAGATGCAGTAGCATGTGTCTTTGGTTGGGACCGAGAATCACTAGAAGGTACAACAAAAGCCAGTAGAGCATGGCGTGAAAAGCGTGACGAGTGGTGGAGTAGTCGTTTAGGTATGAATATTACCCCAAGATGGGTGCTACAATATTGGGGCACGGATGTATGTCGCAATCACTTTCATAATGATATCTGGGTTGCTAGTGTAGAACATAAACTAATTAATTCTAGTGAAGATATTGTAATCACCGACTGTAGGTTTGACAATGAAGTTGCTGCTATTAAAAATGCAGGTGGAATAGCTATTAGAGTTCAACGTGGTCCAAATCCCGAATGGTATGATTCAGCAATAGCATATAATAGAGGACCAGATGGCAATGCCAGTTGGTCAGTTAGCAAAACTAAACTAGACAGACTAAAAATTCATGCTAGTGAGTATAGCAGCATAGGATTAAAATACGATTATATTGTAGAAAATAATAGCACAATTGACGAATTACATAACAAGATTTATGAGATTATTAATAGTCAATCTCAAGGTCTCCCCGTCTCCAAGTAACTTCTTTCTTTTTCACAACTTCTACGCAGTTTAAGCAAATACTGCGTAGATTAGTTTGTTCATTATGGTCTAAGTTTCCGTCCACATGAAACACTGTTATCTGAGTAACAAATAAACTCTTAAAGCCACATAAATCACATGCGGCTTTTTTCTTATAACCACTCTTAGTCCAATTGGCTTTGTGTGGTTTTTGCTTTTGCTTCTTCCTACCACATTCGTCACATATGCTTCTGTAATGTGTAACACCTTCACGCTTATAGTTCACTGCCGCGTGATTCTTGTTACATTTCTTACATATTGGTCGTTGATTTAACATATTATATTTAGTCTTTCTAACCTTTGAAGGTACGGTTATACCGACTTTTTTCATTTTATTCATAAATAATAGTATGCAATTAGGTTGTAAACCTCAAAATTTTACTAAAGGAAAAATAAAATGGCATTAACATCACCCGGCGTAGAAGTCACGATCATTGACCAAAGTCAATATCTCCCTGCCCCAACAAATTCAGTACCCCTTGTAGTTATTGCCACAGCGCAAAACAAAGCTAATCCTGCAGGTACAGGGGTCGCTTTAGGTACCACCGCAGCTAATGCAGGAAAATTATATCAAATGACAAGTCAAAAAGACTTGGCAGATTTTTATGGTATTCCTTTCTTCTATACTACTACAAACGGTACGCCAATTCAAGGTTATGAATTAAACGAATATGGTCTGCTAGCAGCTTACTCTTTATTAGGTACCACTAATCGTTGCTACGTATTACGTGCAGACATAGATTTATCTAGTCTAGTAGGACAAACAGGTCGTCCAGCTGGTGCACCAAGTAATGGCACATACTGGTTAGATACTACTACAAGTTCATGGGGTATCTTTGAATTCAATGCTACTACTGGTACTTTCACAGAGAAAAATCCTATTGTTATTAGTGATACTGCTTATCTATCAAGTGGATTCCCGCTACAAAGTATTGGTAATATTGGTGACTATTGTATAAATGCAACTATTCAACCAGTCCAAGTGTCTGGTTATTCACAATACTTTTACAAAACACCAAATAATATTTGGGTAATCGTTGGTTCTACGGGGTGGCAAAATAGTTGGCCAACGGTGCAAGCTACTACTTCCAATCCAACACTAACTGCAGGTGATACTTTCATTATAAGTATGAGTGGATTGTTTAACAGTACTATTACAGTGCCCGTATCACCCAACAACACTGCACAAGGTGTTGCAAATGCAATTAATGCATTGGGTTATACATATATAACAGCCACTGTAGTTTCAGGTAAATTGAGACTATTATCAGCACAACCAGACGGAGGCGGTCAACAATATCTTGAACTTACCAATGATTCAGGAACTGCACTAAGCGATTTGGGAATAGCAACCGGTATATATAATCAAGTGGCTTATGTTTATGGTACTTCTGCTGAAATGCCATTATGGACAAGTAGTCAATCACAACCTCACCCAACAGGGTCATTATGGATTAAAGTTGGTTCAGCTGGTTTAGGTATAAATCCAGTTGTGTCAAGATATAATTCAGTTACTGCTTCATGGCAAGTTTTAAATGTTGCACTAGCTACTAGTGACTGGGATGCAACATCAATGTTAGATGCCACCGGTGGTCAAGCTATCCCTGTGGGCGAAGTATATGGTCAGTATGATTATGATGGACTATACAATACCAAAACAACTCCTACATACTTGTGGGAAAGAGTAGCATTAGGTCCTACTGTAGCTACTGGTACAACTACTGATTGGACTATCAATTTAAACTTTGGTTTATCGTCAGCAAGTTTGTATGTTCAAACAAGTATACCTAATAGTGCATCATTGTCAAGTCAGTATATAGTTACTATTCCTGACAATTGCACTCCAACACAGTTTGTAACTGCATGGCAAACACTAGCTATTCCGTATACTTCTGCATTAGTAACTACAGACGGAGCAGTACAATTAATTCACACCGAAGGTGGTGAAATAATTATGGACGATATTATTGAGACTGCAGGTGTAAATCAAGGATATAGTGCAGGAATATTAAGTGCTGCAGGATTCGTTCCGTTCACCACTGAATATTGCAAATATGGACCTGCATTAGGGGAAACTTTTGTAGTGGCACCAAATACTACTAGTGGTACAGGTATTAATTGTACAATTACTGTAACACAAGATGCATTTAAGGTCTATGTATTAAACGGTAGTGGGGTTTCAGCTCCTGGAACAGGTTATGCTGTAGGTGATACTTTAACAATACTAGGTACTAAATTAGGTGGCACATCACCTGCTAATGATTTAGTATTGCGTGTTGCTGCAATAGGTTCTGCAGGAGTGATTAATGCAGTAACTTTTGTGTCAGGTGTTGCTAGTTCTGATTATGCTATACAACTTAGTAACTGGGGTAATTTATATTATACACCCAATGAAGGTGCTCCAACAGTTGCCCCATTGAATGGTACAAATTGGTACTGGAGTGTTGTTGATCAAGTTGATATTATGGTTAACTATAACGGTCAATGGAATGGCTACAAAAATCTAAACTATGACTCTGCTGGTTTCCCTACAAATACAGGTGCTAATGCAACAAATTCAACAGGTCCCATCATCAGTGCTAGTGAGCCAACAACACAAACTGATGGCACTGCATTAGTGTATGGTGATTTATGGATTAACACGAGTGACTTAGAAAATTATCCAATTATTAGTCGTTGGCAGTATAATACTACTAGCTTGCAAGACATGTGGGTTACTTTAGATACGGCTGATCAAACAAGTAGTAAGGGTGTAGTATTTGCTGATGCACGTTGGGCACCTAATGGTGATACAAATCCAGTAAATGATCCTATTCCATCAATCACAAGTTTATTAGTAAGCGATTACTTAGACTTAGATGCTCCTAGTTCAGTATTATATCCAAGCGGTATGTTGTTGTTCAACACACGCCGTTCAGGATATAATGTAAAAGAGTATCAAGCAAACTACTTCAATGCTACTAATTTCCCCGGTGCTGCATCTTACCCAACAGTAACTGCTACATGGTTAAGTGTAAGTGGATTACAAGCTAATGGTAGTCCATATATGGGTCGTCAAGCACAACGTGCTATGGTTGTAAAATCATTGCGTTCAGTAATTGATACTAACACTGATATTCGTGATGAAGATAATTTCTTTAATTTGATGGCTACACCTTACTATCCAGAACTACAACCTAACATGGTTGTATTGAATGCAGACCGTGGCGAAACAGCATACATTATTGGTGATACTCCAATGAGATTACCAGACAATGCTACTGCAATTCAAGCATGGGCTACTAACGCAGCAGGTGCTACAAGTACCGGTGAGCAAGGTTGTGTTACACGTAATACTTACTTAGGTCTTTTCTATCCAAGCGGATTGACAAGTGACTTATCTGGTAATATTGTTGCAGTTCCCCCAAGTCACATGATGTTGCGTACTTTTTTACGCAACGACACAGTTAGCTATCCTTGGTTAGCAGCAGCGGGTACACGTAGAGGTAACATTGATAATGCTACTAATATTGGTTACTTAGATGCAGCAACAGGTGAGTTTATAACTATCAAGACAAGACTTGGTATTCGTGATGTATTGTATATCAACTTTATCAATCCATTAGTATTCTTTACTGGTGTTGGTTTATTGAATTATGGTAACAAAACAAGTTTTAACAGTGCTAGCGCATTAGATAGAACTAACGTTGCACGACTAATTGCTTACATACGTAGACAATTGACATTGGCAACTAGACCGTTTGTATTTGAACCTAACGATGCGTTAACACGTAATCAGGTTGCAGGTGTAGTACAAACATTGTTGGTAGACTTGGTTGCAAAACGAGGTTTATATGACTATCTTGTTATTTGTGATGAAAGCAATAACACACCAGCAAGAATTGACAGAAATGAGTTGTGGATAGACGTTGCAGTTGAGCCAGTAAAAGCTGCTGAATTTATTTACATCCCGGTTCGTGTACTCAACACTGGTGAGATAGCAACATTAAAATAAACTAGGATAACCCCGAAGGGGGTTATCTGTTTATTAAGATAAATAAGATTAATAGGAGATATATAAAATGGCAACAGCCTCACAATCATTGTTCAATATGACAGTAGCATCTGATAACGCCGGCGGCAATCAGGGCTTACTAATGCCAAAACTACAGTTTAGATTCAGAGTAAACTTTTTGAATTTTGGAACAAGCGCAAGTTCAATTGAATTAACTAAGCAAGTTATTGATTGCTCTAGACCACAAGTACAGTTTCAAGAAATTACAATACCAATATATAACTCAACAATGTATTTGGCAGGCAAGCATCAATGGCAAACTTTACCAATTAATATACGTGATGATGCATCCGGGTCAGTTAGTAAATTAGTTGGTCAACAATTACAAAAGCAAATGGACTTTGTTGAACAAGCAAGTGCAGCTAGCGGGCAAGATTACAAGTTTCAAACAAACATTGAAATTCTAGACGGTGGTAACGGTATATCAACTCCTATCGTTTTAGAAACTTGGGAACTATATGGTTGTTTTGTTCAAACAGCAAACTACAACACACTAAACTATGGTACTAACGAAGCAGTAACTATTGCATTGACATTACGTTATGATAACGCAATTCAATCACCAATTGGTTCAGGCGTTGGAGCCGCTATCGGTAGAACAGTTGGTTCAATTGCTACTGGTATTGGTAGTTCTTTATAATAAGAACTTTAACTAAATAAATCTAGCATGTCTGGATTTTTTCAAAACTTACTCAGGGACGCTGCCGGAACTTTTTTCGGTGGCGATTACCTTCGTGACTACACTCACGCAAGTAAGACATTTCGTCCTAATGCATATCAGAATGCACCAAAATTAAAATTTCTATTTCACGTTTATTTTGAAGTAAATCCAGAAGTATTTTCTCCGGCAAATTGGAATTATGGTTTACTAGTTAAGACAGTCAAACTTCCAAGTTTTACGTTTGATACTACTCAGATGAATCAATACAATCGCAAAAGAATTATACAAACAAAAATAAAATACGATGCAATTGATATTACATTTCACGATGATAACGGTAATTCTATCAGAAGTTTATGGAAATCATATTATAACTATTACTACAATGATGGTAGAAATCCTCAAGTTATATTTGCGGGTGCTAGGGGAGCCAATCCGCAAGCACAATTAAATGGTGGCGGTGTAATATCTGGAACTAATGATGCAACTTATAATACACGTACACAATATCAACCATCTATAACAGGTAATGATAATTGGGGCTACACGGGAGAAACAAGTAATCCAACTGGAGCAAAAACACCTTTCTTTAAGAACATCACTGTGTTTGGTTTTAATCAACATAATTTTGTAGCATATACTCTTATTAATCCTATTATAACAAGATTCAGTCACGACACATATGATTATGCTCAGGGAAATGGTACCATGGAACATCAAATGGGTGTTGACTACGAAACAGTAGTTTATAATGAGGGTGCTATGTCAGGTAAATCACCTAGTAGTATTGTCACTGGATTTGGTTTAAATCAAAATTATGATAGAACATTAAGTCCTATTGCAAGACCAGGTTCAAATCAAAGTATCCTGGGTCAAGGTGGATTAGTAGACGGTGTTAATGGTACATTAAATGCACTGGCTAATGATAATATTTTAGGCGCAGTTCAAGCAGCCGGTACTTCATACAATACTTTTAAGAATGCTAATATTAAAAGTATTGCTAAAGCAGAACTTCTTGCGGGTATAACAAACTCAGTACAACAAACACCAAATAGAAATACAAATGTAGTTACACCTATCTTTGGGGCAAGTCCTACAACATTAGGTACAGCAGGAACTCCAAATAGTTCACAACCTAGTCCTCAACAGATAGGAGCAAATCCTTATGCTGGTCAACAATTACCTAATGGTCCTCGCTAATAACTAAATATATTAATCATGCCACAAATTTTAGACACCAGAACACAACTAGATCAAACTGTTAAAATATTTGATTCTTTTTATGCATTTAATCTAGTAGTTGGAGCAGACCAATACGATATCGTTCACGGATATTTCGTAAGCGTATGCACAACAAAAAACATAGCAGATAATTTTACAGCAGTTCTATTTAGAATAGCACAAGAAACAGGAACTAATGTGCTTGATTTGTTAGATTTAATCAAGGGCGTTAAAAAATTAGAAATGAATCAAATCATTAACTATTATCTTAACAGTTTTAAAAGTAAAACTTCATTGTACGGCATCAGTATTGTGCCAAAACCCAATCAATCTGTAGCACGTAATATTGTGCAGTAATTATGGCTAATTATGCCCAAGGTATATTCACTCCCAAAAATCCTGAAAAGTATGTAGGGAAGCACAAGCCAAAATACAGATCGGGTTGGGAAATGCGGGTTATGATGTTTTTAGATGAAAATAAACATATTACACATTGGGCAAGTGAATCAATTTCAATCCCGTATCGTAGTCCATTAGATGGAAAAATTCATAAATATATACCCGACTTCTTTGTAGTTTATGAAAATAAATCACATCAAATTAAGGCAGAAATAGTTGAAGTAAAACCAAAAAGTCAAACATCATTGACTGAAGCAAAAACCAGACATGATAAATTACATGCAATAGTTAACCAAGCTAAATTCCTATCCGCTACTGCATATTGCAAACAACACGGTTATGTTTTTAGGGTCATTAGTGAAGATTCAATTTTTGCAAATACTACTAGTAGTGTAAAAAAAAGAAGATAAATAAGAGTGAGGATCGCGGTATTGATCGTACCCACCCCCTCTATGATTGAAAAGGAATCACAGCAATGATATTTATTAAAAATAAGTATTCTACTATCTATTACAATATAGTAAAAATAGCAAAACAACGAAGTACGCCGATTTACCCGTCGGCAAGGCACCACATAATACCTGAGTCATTCTTTATAAAAAGAGTTAGATCCGGTCCATCGGGCTGGCTTGCCGGGGACTCAGAAGATCCTGAAAATATTGTTTTATTAACACTTAGAGAACATGCGGTTTGCCATAAACTATTAGTGAGAATGACTGAAGGGAAAATGAAGTCAAAAATGGTATTAGCTATATGGAGAATGTTAAATGGCAAAGACAAAAAATTATTCTCCTCAAGAGAATATGAAAAATATAGAACTATTTTTACTGAACATATAAAAATTACCAATAGTAAAAAGCGAAAACCCCTAAGCAAATCACATAAACAAAATATATCTTTAGCAACTAAAGGAACAACAAAGTCAATTGAAGCACGGCAAAATATGAAAAATGCTTGGATTGACAGAGATAGAACAGTTAAAGATTCTACTAAAAAATTAAACAAAATTGCTAGTTTAAAGTTTTGGTCCTCAGAAGAAGTTAGGGTTGAACAATCTAAAAAGAAAAAAGAATTTTTAGAAAAAAATCCTAAAATATTAGAGAAGCAAATAGCATCTATTAATAAAAAAACTGAATGTGAATTTTGTGGTATTGTTACTAATTTAGGCAATTATAAAAGATGGCACGGGGATAGATGTATACTAAATAAAACATTATGACACGAAAATTGCAAGAATTATTTGAACTTCCACAAGATGAAATAGACACTTTGGCTAAGCCAACGCCAGATAATGCTCAGGAAATCACCACCGAAGCATTAGATAGTCTATCAAAAATAGAACAAGCATTACCACAAGTACGTGGATTAGAAGCCGCAGATGATGAGATGGATAGTCTTGCTACACTAGCACAAGATAGCTATAAAGACTTGATGGACTTGGGTATGCAAGTTGATAGCAGATATGCTAGTGAAATATTCAACGTTGCAGGAACTATGCTTGGTCATGCTATTACAGCAAAGACTGCTAAACTAAATAAGAAGTTAAAGATGATTGATTTACAACTAAAAAAGGCACAATTGGATCAAAAAGCAGCATCAAAAGAAGAACAGATTGAAGCTACCCCATTGGGTGAAGGTAGGGCTCTTGACAGAAATGAACTGC